AAACAATAGCTACTGCATCACCGGCTGCCGTTGAAGCGGGCCAATATTGCGAGAAAGTTAATTGTTTGGTAAGGGGGTTAGTAAAACGACACCCTAAGAAAATGCCCGATTGATTGCCAGCCGTACCGGTCGAAACCGACAGACGTACAATCTCCCCACGGGACAGACCAACATAGTCACCGTAGAAAATATTCGTAGCATATGCGTTAGTAATCGGATAATCACGAGTGGAACCCGCGAAAACCTGACCTCCAATCAAGTTGATTGGCTTTAGCCCGTAAGGGGCTGAAACAACTGGATAAGCCATTTAAAAACTCCTAAATTAAATTATATTCCTTTACCAAAGGTTGTCGAAGACCGCCGTTCCTGAAAGAGTGGCATCCGCGCGTCGCTTTGGCGCATAAGACTGTTGTTTACTGCGTCCTCATTTTGCTTGGTTAGGTTTGCGTAATACGCAGCTTCCTGTTTACCAAGTTCTTCAGGGCGCTTGCAAAGTAACAGTCCACCGATCTCAATATTGTCTTTAAACCGACTACTAGGATCGGCAAACATTGCAAACTGGGGTTGTTCTTTCAATGGAACAGGCTCAAAACCTTCCCGAAATTTGGTGCTGATGTTGCGGGGGTCAGGCGTATTTAACATTGAAACACGTACCCATCTATACTCATAGCCCGGTAGCTTTGTTGGCTCCGGTAAGGCTGATGCAGGCTTCCATATAGGGCGCTGTTCTGATTCTCTAGTTTCATTCTCACGTGCAATTCGATTTTCAGCCATGTTAGTTCTCCAATTTAATTAGTTCACGAGCATACTGTTCAGGGGTAAGTCCAAACTTTTTAGCTAGAGCTACCTGTGTCTGAGTCAGTCGCACTCTGTTTGGCGCGGTGCTTCGCGTTGCTGGAGCTACCACATTTGCTGTTTTGCGAGGAGCAGACTTAGACTGTTCTCTCGTTTGAGGCGCATAGTCTTCAAATTTCTCTGGGAATCTGCGCTTCATCGTTTCATCGACCTGCTTGTAATACTCGTCACTGCGAGGATCAACACCAGACCGGACTAGACGTTCATGCAGGCCAAGAGCGAGGCTAGTCATCTCCTCATCCGCACCGAACCATGTGTTCTGTTGTCTCCACGATTCTGCCTTGTGGTCAATCACTGGACGGGGCGCTTGGACCTGTGTTAGTTGCTGTTCTACACTATTATTTTGGTTTTGTAAAGAAGGTTGAAATCTTTCGTAATCTTTTAGCTTTAACTTAGCATCAGTCATCGCTTCTTGGGCCTCTGCAATTAAGTTTGCATCCCCCGCTTCGTACGCTTGCCGCATTCTTTCTTTAGCAGCGGTGAGTTCGGTATTGGCTGACTTAGTTACTTCTTGCACAAATATTCGTTCGCCGTTCCCCAATCGTTGCTTCAGTTGTCTATTCTCATCCACCGCCAACTGTGCCACACGCAGAGCTTCCTCGCGTTCACGAGACATGTGTTCTTTCTCGCGGCGCTCATCATGCCAAACCTTTTTCATTTGGCCTAAACGTTTCTTAACTTTATCCGAGTACTCCTCAAGGTCGTCAGCTTCTAATTCTTTGACTACATCTTGAGGTAGCGGATCACGTCCACGGTCTTGCGGCGGGGTGTCATCAATGATTTCAATTGAGATATCAGAACCAGCATTGTCTTTATCCGTTTCAATCTCATCAGGGAATTTAAATCCGGGTTTACTAATTTCAGCCATTTATGTCTCCTATGCTCTTGCAATGCCGCGAGGGTCTTGTACAACACCTTCGACAACATCGTCATGTATCATGCGGAACTCGCGCCCATGAATCTTAAAACGCGAACCAGAGTTGGTACGTACCATCACAAAATCACCTTCTTTACACCACGGGCCTGACGGAAACTTCTTATTATCTTTATAGGCATCAGGGCCAATAGCTACAACAAACAAAACTACAGTCAGCAGATTCTCATAATGCATAGTTTGATCCGCTTTGACGATGCCACTGTCATAGGTTGTTTCTGCCTCGGGTATAGCGCACAAAATGTTATATCCCGTTGGTATTGGCAGTTGTCTTGCTTTTTCTTCTGGTGTTACAGGAAGTACAGTTACTTCTGTAGGGCTATCAGGGTTTTGCCCTATTAATATCTCAGTCATTGTTGTCCTCTAAACGTTGTGCAAGGTCTGCTATAATCTGCTTTGCGAAGTCTAGACCTTGAATGACCCCGCAAAGTTTGTGGTACTCGTTAAAATCTTTTAGCGAACCCTGTGCTATAAAATCCTGTAATTCAATGCGTCGTTCATCAAGCCGTTTGTTGATGTGCGCGAACGTTATATTCTCATCAATCATATGTTAATCTTCTTCATTTTTGTTAACTTTAGGCTGCTGCAACATTTGTTTTTCCTGTTGTTCCCGTTGTTTACGCTGCTCTATATGTTGGAGATGCTGCATAGCTATCTGGTCAGCGTGTTGCGAGTGTTTTGACTCTATTGCACCCTTATGTTTGGCAATATCAATCCCCATTTTGACCCCTTCGGCCCTTTGGTCGGCTTCTAATTGGGCCTTGGATTTAGCCATATCAACCCCTATTTTGACCCCCGCTTCATGCTGTTTATGCTGCATTTCAGCTTCTTTTAGTTTATTTTGGTCTGCTTTTGCGGCTGCATTCATCACATCGTTTTTAGCTCGATTCTGGGCTTCAATTTGACGTAGTTGAATATCCGCTTGACGAATTTGCGCATCTGTTTGAATTTGTTGCGTCTTAGCTTGAATATCTAGCTGCTTGGATTGAGCTTCCATTTGCAGGCGTTGTTGAGCCAATTGAGCATTTTGTTGGGCTTGTTGCTCTTCCATTTTCAAACGTTGCTGCGCTAACTGAATATCGGCTTGAACCTTTTGCTGCTTAGTCTGAGCTTCCATGTGCGAAATTTGAAGTTGTTGCTGCTGCATCTGAATCAGCGGGTCTTGTTGTTGCTGCTGCGCTTGCTGTGCTTGGGTTTGTTGCTGATTAGACTGCAGTAACTGAGCCGCTGCTTGGGAAGCCAACATCGCTACTTGCGACTCCATCTCTGGGGACATGGGTTCTTCTTCTGAAAACACTCCATTTTCTGATGTGATAGCAGGTAGTTTTGCGCCCAGTGTTTTTTCCATCTCCTGACGATAATGAAACGCTATATGCTCCATGATATGAGCCGAAGCTGCCGCTTGAATTGCCTGAGATTGCGGGTTTTGACTCATCACTTGCAAGAGCTTGGGGTCTTTCATTGCTGCCATGTGTACGCCCAAGTGCGCCTGATGATTCTGAACCAAAAATGCTTTCACCGGCTTACCGCACATAATGTTCATGTTTTCGGTAATGGGATCAACGGGAGTCATATCGTCATCCATCGGGATAATTTTCTCTACGTTCTTGACCCCCAGCACGTCAATCATCTGCCGGTGTAAAAACTTCAAGTCATAAATCTGTGGTGCTGCTTGCGCTAACTGCATAACCGCTTGATACTGCACAACCTTTTGGCTCATGGTTGCCGCGTTTGGATCACTAACAGGTACTACATCACATGCATCGTAGTCGGCTTTTTTAGCTTTGCGGCTTCCCACTTCGGGCTCATATGCATACTCATCAGGCGTAGTGTCACGAATGATGTCACGCAATAATCTAAACTCTTGCTTCATCGAGTAGTGGATGCGAGCTTGTACCGCACTCATCACCTTTAACACGCGCTCTAATATAGCTAACGTGGTTCCTACCGGTGCTTGACCCGACATATCTGAAACGTTAAGATCGGCTGTCGCAGCAAATTTAGCCGCATCTTGAACAATAGAATCCAACAACCCAGCCAAAACTTGACTTGGTTCTTTATACGGGAGCGGCATAATATTGTCGCGGATAGCGCCAGCGGGGACATCAACATCCCTAAACTCACCCGGTGCGATCGGGGTATCATCACCTTTAATACGAAGCCCACGAGACTTAAGCCCCCCGGGAAGGTTTGACAGTGTACCTGCATCAATTAACTGACGCATTAAAGATGTAGCGGCTTTAGCATGACCACCAATCAGGTGAATCAAACCAAAGTAATAGAACCCAAACCCCGGGATGTATCCATAATGCACAAAGTGTTGACGACGTTTTTTAATGGGGTCATCTTCGATCCAGTTACGTCGTATCGCTAGGATAGTTGTTGTGCCCTTGTCAATCGTAACAATGTAAGGCAACGCTATACCGGTGGGTTCACCATGCTTATCACAGTCTTCGTACCCCGGCAAGTCAATATCAACGTGCATCTCAAGCAATTGGTATCTATCGTCGGCTGTAGCTTGAAACCCTTGGTCAAGTGCTTTTTGTTTCTCAACTTCATCCATAATGATCTGGGGCTCTCCCAAATCCACGTCACGATAAAACCCTGCGACTTGCAACCTGCGCAGTTCGTTCTCGGTTTTACGCATCTTATGTGTAATGCGTTCAGCACTTTCTAAATTAGCCGCACCGTAGGGTACAATCAAATCTTCAGAGGACACAAACATTGCCACTTGACGCGCAAGGGCAGGGTCATAATAAATTTTCTTAAACGAGTTACCCGAGAGTGCCAGAGCTATCAACAACCGTTCATGTTCAGGTCTGTACTCCGTCATCACATCCGTTAGCTCATGGTTCATATCATCTTGCACGCGGATAGAGGCTTCCTTAGCTTCGGGTGTTTCTTTACCCACGATAAGAGTCTTCACAGGCCCCATTGCAGGGAACGTCTCCATGATTGTCTCGGACTCAAACTTAACCGCTGCCTCCATCAACATCGGATGGAACACACCACATGCACCTGACCACGGTTCTGTGCGCTCTTCAATCTTAAGCCCCAAGAGTTTTAAACCCTTGACATATGTGTCCAACCAATCTTTACGTGAAGTTACATCCGCATCGTACTCACCCAACAAATCGCTTGCCAACATGCCCAACTCACGGTCATCCATCTCTTCCGCAATGTTTTCGTCAAAAGTTCCTTCACCTTTCTCGTCTTTAGGGTTAAGCTCAATCTCCACACCCCCTGCCTTAATAGTAACCGCTTCAGGGTCTTCAATTTCAATCTGCAGTTCGGGCTCATGCTCTGCTAGTGCCTCTAGTCCTTGAGGAGCCGCGTACAAACTCTTGTCCATATTTGTAGCCATGTTCTATCCTTAATAGTAACCTTCGCTCTTACGTTTAAAGTATCGCTGGGGTTCCGGTTCATCTAGTTCTGTTCTAATAAACCCCCCACTACGAAACCGCATTAATGCTAATGTCAGCGCATCTACATAGTCGTCATGCTCACCGGCAGGGAACGCCGCTACTTCATCAATAACTTCCTCTGCCCAGCTAGTCTGTGGGGCCCATACCATCCCTGACGAAAACAAATCAGACACAGAGTTAACTCTTGATATTTTGTCTTGTCCTCGACTCGGTGTGTACTCTTGCACGGGTATTCCCGAAGCCCTAAATTCGTAGATAAGTGGTGCACCACTTGCTTTTTTCTCTACTATAAAGCTGTCGGGGTTCCATTTCTTCCAGTGGTCGAACGCAACTTTCTTAAGTTCTGGAAATTCCATCCGTTCTCGAAATGCATTTAGTAGTATGACATTAGCAACAGTTTTTCCGCTCTTATGCTGATCGTTATAGAAGATGCCCCACGTCGTACATGCACTGTAATCGGCTCTATTATTCTTTTCAAACGCCGTATCCCATGCTTGAATAATATAATCGCAAGGTGGTGGCTTATCGTCTTGCCACATGTTCCACCATTCAGGCTTTATTAGTGCTCCTTGCCTTGATGTGGGCGATTGTTGGTACTGCGCATTCCATTTATGAGCAGGTAACTCCTCCCGCAAGGCTTCCATTGACTCCAACGACCAAAACTCAGGCCATAACGGTTTGCCGGAGTCCAAAATAGCGGGAAATTCAATCACTTCCCAGTCATCCCCACCCCGTTGAGCCGCAGATTTGAGTACTTGCCCCGTTAAATCCCGTTGACTCCATCGAGTCATCACTATAATAATAGCACCACCCGGTTGCAGACGTTGCCGAGGCCCCGATGTATACCATTCATACACTTTGTCGTAGATATCAGGGCTTGTTTCGGCTAAAGCTGCCTCTTGTTCCGAGTGTGGGTCGTCAATTATCAATACATCTGCGCCTTTACCCGTTACCGCACCACCAACACCGATAGCAAAGTAGTCACCACCCTTGTTTGTGTTCCATCTTCCCGCCGCTTTTGAGTCTACTTGCAACGAAACGTTAGGAAAAATCTCTGAAAACACCTCTGAACTGACCAAATTTCGCACTTTACGACCAAAACCCGTGGCTAATTCGGCTGTATGAGACGTTTGAATGATTTTTTTCTCTGGGTATTTGCCCAAAAACCACGCTGGAAGCAGCCAAGAAGCAAACTCAGATTTAGTGTGGCGGGGTGGCATGTTAATTATAAGCCGTTTAAGTTCCCCTTTAGCCACTCTTTCAAATGCACTAGCCATTCTTGCATGATGCCGACCCGCAATAAATATAGGCCAAGCCTTTTTAACAAACGGTAAGAAGTTATCTCGACACGCTTCTAACTCTTTCATTTTCTCAAACGCATCTAACTGACGCAGTAGAACCCTCTGGTCAGCCTCCGACAATCTATGGATGTTATTGTATAGCGCTTGAAGTTCCTGAATAGAACCGTTCACGGATGTTGCTCGTTTAGTTTGCCCTTCATATCTTGAAACTCTATGTCTTGCGTGCCCAACGCCTCATCTAAATCTTCCGGCATTGAAGGCACATCAATAATATTCGGGTTAAGCAAGCGTTTGATCCTATCTTTAATAGCAATGGCTAAATCATCTGAAGTCTTATGTGTAATCGTAATTTCGGAACGTTCTGTAAACAACCCTACGTCAGAAGACTTGCCTAACAGCTCTAAGGCTTTTAACTCAAGTTTAGTATCGCCACATTTTGATACTTCTATTAGGCGGTGCGTTACATAATGCCGGAGTTGCAGGGAGTCACGAACAATATCTTTATCGTATTCCGTTAATAACGCAGACAGTTTTGCTGCAACCCCTGTGTTGTTTAACTTTGCAAAATCTTCAGTAGCCCCAGTCCCAGAAATTAAATTGTGGGCTACAGCACTGTCTTCTTCGCTAATATTAATAGGCATACCTAACTCTGCCAACATCGCAGCGGTATTAGCGGCTATTCTTATATGGTCTTCTGCTGTTGTAGCAATAGATACATTCTTATCCTCATTAGCAGAAAAGGGTATCGCCACATTTGCAGTGGGCTGTATTTGTACAGTGTTCATATAAGGAAACGTACTCCGGGTTATTTTGCGTTCCTACAACAAATATATCACATTTTATATATGGAGGTAAAGTTACTTAAGGGGGGCCTTTTATATATTGACGGGGGGGTGGGGGGTGCAAAACTGAAAAAAGGAAATTGACTGAGCGGAACACAGTGTAAGAG